CACATCCTACGTGACAATTCAGAAAACAAAATACCTAGTGCGCCACGTATGGCTGTATATGTCACAGGTTTAGAAATGGATACAGCACGGTTAAGTGATGCCAGCTATGTAAACAAATTGAATATTAGAGAACGTGCATACGACTCTGAAGGCAAAGAATATTTAAAAACTGAAGGTAAAAATTACACAGTAGAACGTCTTATGCCAACCCCATATACACTGAGTGTAAATGTTGATTTATGGACAAGCAACACAGATCAAAAATTACAAATTATGGAACAAGTTTTGATGTTGTTCAATCCAAGTTTAGAAATACAAACTACAGATAACTATGTTGATTGGACTAGTTTAAGTGTAGTAAATCTTGGTAATATACAGTTTAGTTCTCGTAGCATACCTGTTGGCACAGAATCAGAAATTGATGTTGCTACTTTAGGATTTACAACACCTATATATATTTCACCTCCTACCAAAGTAAAAAGACTAGGTGTTGTCACTAAAATTGTACAAAGTATTTACGATGAAAGCAAAGGTACAATAGAATTAGCAAACTCTCGTCCACAAACAAAAGCATATGCTGATGATTCTTTTCCTAGTGCAGACATTAGAACAAATGTTTACGTGACACCAACGGGTGAAGTAGACCGTATAAAGAACAATCGAGGTGCATTTAAAGAAAATACAGAACTTGTAATTGCTAATTCATATAGAGATGCAGGATTACTTGTTTTGGGCAATACTGCAAAAATAATAAACAAAGGTGTTGTCGGAAGTATGCTTTGGGAAACATACATAAAAGCATTTCCAGAAATTTTTGAATCAGGTATAACAGAATTAAGGTTGGCAAGGAAAGATTTAGAGTCAGAAGTTGCTGGCACAGTAGCAATAAACACACAAGATGGCACTGAACTAATTGTTAACTGGGACGCAGATACTTTACCTAGTGATACAATACTGACAGGTCCTAATGGTGATAATAACAAAATTCACTACATAATAGATCCTACAAAGACAAGTCCTGTAGATTTTAAGACAGCTGGCACAAGAGTATTATTACTAGGTGAAGGTATAGGTGATGCAGGTAATGAAGATGGAGCAGATGATTGGAAAAATAATGATGGTACTGATTTTGTTGCTGGTGCAAACGACATAGTTGAGTGGTCAGGAACAGCATGGTCTGTTGTTTTTGATTCATCTAATTACGAAGATACTGCATATACAACCAATTTAAATACCGGAGTGCAATACAAATGGGACAACGGTGAATGGATACTATCATTTGAAGGTGAATATCCAAGAGGAACGTGGCGTCTAAAATACTAAGATAACTATTTGTATGAATGAAATAGTTTGTAGCGGAGCGTTATTCTATAGTTTGGATACAAAACGCTTCCTATTTTTACACAGGACACAAGGAAAACAAAGCAAGTTGTGGGGATTAGTGGGAGGAACCACTGAAGACTCTGAATCTCCTTGGACTGGGTTATGTAGAGAAATTAAAGAAGAAATAGGCGATATAGAAATTAAAAAAACAATCCCATTAGAAACATTTATATCTAACGATACAAAATTTAGTTTCCATACATATTTGTGTGTTGTACCTGAAGAATTTATTCCAAAATTAAACTATGAACATGACGGTTATGCCTGGGTAAGTTTTAACAATTGGCCCAAACCTTTGCATCACGGACTAAGGAACACACTAAGTAATAAGGTTAACCAAACAAAATTAGAAACAGTTTTTAAATTAATTGATTTATTGGAGTAGATATGTCAGAAACTAAACAAAGCACAGATAATGTAAAAGAAAAAGATTGGGGATACGAACTTACGTGGGCAAAAAAAGAAAACTATGGAGCAAAAATATATGTTTTTCAAAAGCCGGGTAAAACTCCATTTGTAATGAATTTACAAACTGCAAAAAGTTATTTTGTAAATGCAGGTGTTTTTCAATTTAGATGGATAGACAAAGATGGAAAAATTTTTCAAAGTGAAGTTAAAGAAGGAGCAGTGTTAGAATGTTTGCCTGCTACACCTTATAGTTTAGAATGTACAACATCCAACGGTAGTGTGACTGAGGCTAATAGCGGTCATATTGAAAATGATGAGAGAGTAGTGATTACTACTGATAGATTCTAATGAAAATTTCTAATTCACAAAGATATATAGATGATGTGAATAGGTTTTCCAAAGCAATTAATAGTATAGAAGACCCTGTCCAAAAACGTAAATATCAATCTATGTTGGCTGATTTCAAAAATGAAATTCAATTAATAGACGATGCACACAGCACATTAAATCCAGATCCTCTTGCAGCTAGAGAAAAAGTAAAAAAATCATTAGAGTTGAGAAGAGATTTAGATTCAATGATCAAAAGTTTATCAAATAACACTTAATCTTTTAACTGTAATTGTTCCAAACATACTTGCATGTGATCTACATTGATATACATATGTAGTAGAAGCAGGATTTTCAGGCACACGCCAGTACAATACACCAGTATCTTTGCCTTGTGCATTTGCATCTAAACTTATTGTTCCATTTTCTCCTACATGAACAAGTCCTGTAGAAATTTCAGTAAGAGTGTTATCTTGTATTGCAAATGGATGACCGGGTATTAGTGTTAAATCAAATGCGACAGTTGCACCACCAATCACATAGATAGTTGGATTGTTTGCAGCACCATAATGATTTAAAAACCTATATGCAGTAGCAGAATCATTATCTACTCTAAACATCAATAGTGCTGGTTCGTAGATATCAGATACATTTAGTCCTGCTGTTGTAGCATCTGTCAGTCCACTAAATGTTGTTGCTCCACCGCCTCCACCGCCAGTACTTGCAAAAGTAATAGTATCTGTAGTACCGTCTGTTGTAATAGTCATGTTTGACCCAGCAACAAAAGTCACAGTATCTGTGACGTCATCTGCTTCAACTGCGTCATTACCTGCAACAGAAATAGTAGAAAACGCATTTTGATTAGCTTCTCCTTCGCCATCACCTCCACCGCCGCCGGTGCTTGCAAAAGTTATAGTTTTAGTTTCAGCATCTGGAGTAATTGTAATATTAGATCCTGCTGTAAAAGTCAATGAATCTGCAGGTATAGTAGCTGATACATCGCCGATAGTTGTAAAGTTATTAGGTAAAGATACAGATGATGTATTGCCTACTACATTCCAAGCAGTGCCGTCGTACTGCCATGTAGTTGATCCTGAAGTATATGTTGCACCATTGCTAGGTGATGTAGGAAAATTTAAAGCCATTATAACCTCTCAATGTATTTATGTATCCTTTGTTTGCACTGTAGGTGCAATATTTTTCATGTTAATTTGATTTTTTATTGTAAGAGCTTGTTTTGCATATCTATTATACAGCATTTTGTTAGATGCTCCTAGTAAACTAGTAGTGAATGCAGTATAATCTGTATCCGATGCAGTATCATATATTATGTTGTCACTAGCATCGGCAATTATTCTATTGTATAATTGAGATGGTGTTAACTCAGGCTTAACTCCTAAGTGCAAAGCACCTACTCCTGCAACTTGTGGTGCAGAAAAACTAGTTCCTGAGTTTATTGCAATTCTATAGCTAGAGTCTCCAGGATATTCTGCATCGTTTTTATCATTTATATTACTTGTTGCACTAACAATATTTGTTCCTGCAGCCCATATGTCTACACGAGGACCTCGGCTGCTAGATCCCGCAGTTCTATCTTTGTTTTCTATAACTGAAGTGTCTATATTTCCACATTGGAATGCATTATCTGAATGTGGTGAACTACCTCTGTGATAATAATATGTAGAAGAGCCATAAATTACATAATTGTCATAGTCGTCTCCGCCTACGTTATCGCCTTTGTGATAATCATTACCTGCTGCAACTGCAACATGCACTCCTGCACTTATCAGTTGATCAACATCTGCATCTACAGATGCTATCCTTAGTGGTAAGAATCTTGTTGTACCAATAACTGGTACAACTATTCCTGTGTTAGTCCAAAGATCTGCATCGTTCAAGTAATCAGCTCCCCATACCCAAATACCACCTCTATAGCTTCCTGAGTTTGGATCACCAGATAACTGACTTGAATATCCCCAGCTCATATTGACAATGGTAGGACGTTTGTATCCTGTGCTAGTAATGGGTTTTAAATTGTGCCATTCTCTAATTAAATCAAAACAATCACCAATTGGAATGCCGGTGCCACTGTCGCCGGAACCTTCTAGTCCTGCTAATTTTTGCGAATATATGTTTGCCTGTTTTGCATAACCGTATGTTTTTCCTGCTACAATACCTGCACAGATAGTTCCGTGTCCGTCATAATCTCTGTTGTGATTTGCAGGCATACTTCCTGCTACTGCACCGCCAGCAGCTGTATACCAATCTAGATCAACAAATCTATTTGTTCCATCAGTATTTTGCCATTCTGGATGATTTGGTTCAACACCACTATCTTGTATAACAATATCTACACCTTTGCCTTCAATTGCATAATCATAAAACCCTTGAGTAGTGGTACCTTCACCATAAAAGTTATTTCGTATTGACGACCTTTTTAGTCCCCAATTGACATATTGATCCCCATCTGCTATAGAAGTGGTTTTAGTAAAATCACTTATTTGTCTTTGTTTTAATCCTATTTTTATATCTGTTCTTTGATCAGGTGGTATTTCAACTGCTAATATACGCGGATCATTTTCTAATAACCGCGCTTCTTCATCAGTAAGCATGAAATGAGTTTGGCGTGTATTGCCTTTTCTTTGGTTGGCTATATCAACAGTTCTATTAGGTATAGGTCCAGCTCCAGTAGACGCTGTTAGCTCTTGTTCTACTTGTTCTAAATTAGCTTCTTTTGTAATAACAACTGTGTATTCTCTTTCCATTATACTAAACTAGTCCAGGATCCATTTTCATAAACTTGTGCTTTGTTCAAAGTTGTGTCGTATACCATATCACCGTTTACTGCTACAAGTGCATCTTTTTGTGTTGTAGTAAAACTTGGTAATCTAAATGGACCTCCAGAAACTATTACACCGTCTGGTGCTGTAAGTGTAAGAGTAGTTGCACTATCTAACTCTGGTGATCCTGTATTTGTAGCAACAAAATTTCCTGCATATGCTGTGTTTGAAACATTTAAATCATTTTCCACAGTGACATCACTGTTAAAAGTTGTTGCAGGAACAATGCTTATTCCGCTACTGTCGTCTGTTGTAATTATACTAGCGTCAAGTGTGAAATTACCTACACTACCTCCGCCGCCACTATCTTCAAAAGTAAAATTGCCAGCTCCGTCGGTAGTTAAGACTTGTCCTATAGTGCCGTCTGCTATTCCTAAATCAGTAAGTGCAGTAGGAATAGGATATGTTGGTTGTACCCATTGTATACTGTCATCATCTTGAATGTATACATATATTTTTCCTGTTTCGCTATTGAACCATAATGCTCCATTTTCGGAATCTTCAGGTGGCGTACTAGATACACTTATGCTACCGCCACTGCCTGTGCCTGGTTGTGCAGTTGTGATTTCATTGCCCATATCAGTGTGCGAAGTACACCAGTAGTATAGTGTAGTAGGTGTTGCACTAACAACAGTAATCTGTACACTTCTTTGTGTAGCACCAGCAAATCTATCGTAATATCTTTGTCTTGTGACCACTTCATTGTTTAATTTGTACACAACGTTTGTAGTGTATGCTGTGCCATCTGTTCCTAATTCTCCATTGATGTTATCACTGCTGAAGTTTAAAGGATGTTGATTGTTTGCTCCGCCTTCTGGATTAGGAAAATATTCATTTGTTTGATCATTTTGATTGAAAATATATGTATAACCTATTACAAAATTAAGTTTAGGTTTATATTCACCATTGATAAAATACTTGTTTCCGCTTTCTACTTCGTCGGGATCAGTGCCAACAGTGACAGTGTATTCAACTATAGCTACACCACTGTCTACAAGATTGTTTTGTATATTTGAATTAGTAATTGCTATATGGCCGCCTTGTGTATCTCCGTCATATAGTCTTAAGGTTTGACTGTCTTTATCAAAGAAGACTTCGCCGCTGTTTCCAAAATTTCTGTCCAAGAAATCATCTGGTCTTGGAATAATTCTGATTCTATCTACAATTGGTGCTGATGACATTTTATACCTCTACAACATATTTATCGATTGTTTTAGGTATTATAATGACGCAATATAGTCGTCAATTTCAGTAAATTCATGGCTAATTGTGTCTAATAACTTAGTGTTATCACTGCATGTATACTTTTGATACTGTTGTTTTATGTTTTCGGGCATTGGAATATGTTGTATTAGAGCTTTACGTTTTTTAGCAATTAGTTTTGCTACGTAATCAAAACTCAGTGCTTTTCCAGTACCAATATTCCATATTCCGCTTTTGTTTATATCCAACATTTTTTCATGTATTTGACATACATCGCCAACAAAAACAAAATCTCTTAGATAATTTTCACTGTTTTCAAACAGCTTTATTTCTGTAGTTTCAATTGCTTGTTGATTAAATTTAAAAACAGGACTTGCTTGATTGCCTTTGTGATCTTCATGCGGTCCATAGACATTGAAATACCTAAAACCTTGACAAATAAAACTATTGTCATGCACTGCTGTAGCCCATCTATCGAATAAAAATTTACTCCAAGCATATGGGCTTTCCGGAGAACAATACAGTGTTTCCTTAAAATTAGTAGTTTGTCCATACACACTTGCACTACTAGCATACTGTAAATTTACATTATATAGTTTGCATTGATTGTATAACCATTTAGAAAAATCATAATTTTGTGTAAGTATTTTGTTTACATCTCTTTCAGTTGTATCGCTAATTGCACCTAAATGAATTACCCAATCAAAATCTTTTATAAGTGGCAAATTTTCTTTGTGCCATTCATAACCTAAAACCTCATGCTTTTGCTTGAGCCATTCTGCTAAATTTTTTCCGATAAATCCTTGATGTCCTGTAATTAAAATTTTCATAATCTACTCCAAGGATCCTCAAGCAACACACTCTCATCAACTTCATATATAAACTCTTGTTGTCCATGATCTGGTACATTACTATATCTATCACCTAAGTACCATACACCTGACGGACTTGCAGTTCTGCCATTATAACTTTCACCTGTCATATGACAAGCATTATCTACACTTATAACATGTATCATGTGATGTTGTGATATCATTTGCAACCATGCAGTGTGCCAGTCGAAGTAAACTTTATCAAATGTTTTGCCTTTACCTCTTTCTCCATTACTCAAATGTATAAAAATATGTAGTTCGCCTTGTAAAACCATATCAGTCGGAATACAGTTTTTATTATACATTGCACTACCCCACATATCATTACAAATCAGTACTCCTGCTTTTACCCTACGGTGCATAGGCAGTGTAATGTCTTCTACTGGCAGTGTATCTAAATTTAAGTGTTCATCATAACTAGTCAACAAACTTTTCGTCCTTAGTCCGCATCCTTGACCATTGTTATCTATTACTATGCAACAGTTGTATGTAGATTTTGCTTGCCGCCAAAGACTGCCTAAAAATATTGCTGTATTATTTTTGTCACATGCTTCCCTAATTCGATCTAAATTTTTACTTGCGTTAATTTGCCAATTTTGTGTATATCCTGTCATAGCACATTCAGGTGTAATAACATAATCAACATCTTTGTAAGTTTCTATACACTTTATTATATGATCTGTATTAGCATCACCATCTTGAGTGACATTCATTTGCAAACCTAAAAACTTCATGATTGACTGTCACCCTTTTCTATTCTATAATTATCTTCAACACTATCGGGTGTACTTACTTCAATAATAGATCCTGATTCAACACACATTAGTTGATGTGGCAACATGGGAGGAATATGTTTAGTGTCTCCTGTATTTAAAGTTTCTACATTAGTTTCTGCAGAAGTTGTATCTATAGTTTTTAATATGAAACTACCACTTAACACATGCCAAGTTTCGTCTTTTTCTTTGTGCATATGCATACTAAATTTTGCGCCTTGATTAAAATTTAATAATTTACCGCAATATAAATCGTTAGTTGCAAAAATAGTTTCACTACCCCAACCTTTTTGTACTTCGCCTTTATGTCTTGTCATGTATTCTCTCCACAATTTTTGTTGTGCTGTGTCCTTCTACTGTAGGAAAAATAACAACATCAGCTAAACCGTTGCCTACTACAGTATGGATACTATAATCGCCACCTTTTACTATTATACTAGGTTTTACTTTTTTAATTAAGTCTATAGGAGTATCTTCATCAAAGATAACAACTTCGTCTACCCACGGCAAAGTTTCAAGTTGTTCTTTTCTTTTATCTTGATTATTCAGTGGTCTATCGTTTCCTTTTAGACGTTTAGTGCTTGCGTCTGAATTAATACCAACAACTAATTTTTCACCTTTGGATTTTGCAAATTCTAATAGTTTAAGATGTCCTGTGTGCAGTATATCAAATACACCGTTAGTAAAAATAATTTCTCTTTTTAAATCTTCGTGCGTCACTACATGCACACCCCTGTGTTCAACTGCTCTTGCAGCTGCATAGCATGCCTTTTCAGCACCTAAAAAAACATCCTGTGTAGTTTGCAAGTAGTATGCAATCACTGCTAAAACTGTGTCTCCTGCTCCTGTGACATCTGCTACTTCTTTCACAGGTTCTTTGAAATGTGCAAATTCGCCTTTATGATTGTGTACATAAATTCCTTTAGCACCATCTGTGACAACTAACCATTTCCAACCATATTCTTTTATCTTCTCAAAAGCAGATGATTTTGAATATGTTCCAAACCAAGATTTGTATTCTTTCATGTTAGGTTTAACAAGGAATGCATCTTGATAATATTCAGGACTTTGTTTAGGATCAACTAAAACTATACAGTCTTTGCTAATTAATTCTTTTACAGTATCCTTTGTAATTGTGCCTTTATTATAATCACTTATACATACAATATCTCCAGGCTGGACAGAGTTTTTTAACCTAGAAAATGATGCTTTGCCGTTATACTTTTCTTCTCGGTCCCAGCGCATTATGTGTTGACCGCTTTGCCCTACTAATCTATTCTTTGTAGTTGTTATCTTTGCATCTATAGTAAAACCACAATCTATATTTTCATATTTACTAAAGCATTCTATTAGTTTAAAACCTTCTTTGTCATCACCTATTGCACCAAATATTCCTATAGTACCTTCGAGACTTGCAATGTTAAGAGCAAGATTTGCTGCTCCACCTGGTCTATTTTCTTGCCGTGTTTCTTTCAATACAGGAACAGGTGCTTCAGGACTTATACGATTGGCCTTGCCAATTATCCACCTATCCAGCATAATATCGCCATAAACTTTTATCATTATATGTTATTTACGCTATCAATATTGCTGATTTAGCAAAGTTGAATGCGTAAATATTACATGCTTACAATTAAACAAACAAATCTTCATAAAGAAAAAGCAGTAGGATCATTTTTTATAGACCATCCTATGCCTGTGCATACCTGCATGTTGAATGTTGAAGATAATAAAATTATTGAGCATTTTTTAAAGATAAAAAATACGCAAGAATCTGCACTAGACAATATTTCTGGCTGGACAAGTGACTTTAACATACATGAAACACAGCCTATAGTTCTTGACCTGTTCAAACAAATAATAAAAATTTATACTAAAGAAATTTGTCCTATTAGAGGAAATCCAGAAAGCAAATCATTAACTATTGACGCTAATATGTGGTTTAGTGAATACTTACCAGAAGATTATGCTGATGAGCATTTCCATACATGTTTGCCTAGAATTAGTTTTGTTTACTATTTAGATTGCGAACAAGATTCTAGTCCATTAACGTTTTGTCAAAAACATCATTTACCATATGGAGAATATAAAACTGTGAAAGAAATTGATCTTGAAATTAAACAAGGTATGTGTGTATTTTTTCCTCCTTTTTTATACCATAAAGTTGCAAAAACATCAAGTAAAAGATTTGTAATAGCAGGAAACATATTAGATGTCTACGGAGAATAAATCACTTTGTGCTGCTTTTTGGCAACACACTAATATACGTCCAGGTGACAGAGTATATCCGTGCTGTCGTTTTAAGGCAAGCATAAAAAAGTTTGACGGAGACTTAGAAAATATTTTAGACAGTAAAGAATATAAAAATTTACAAAATTTAAGTAAACAAGGTAAAAAAATTAATGGCTGTGAAAAATGTTATTATGAAGAAGAAATTGGACATAAAAGTTTACGTCAAGAATTTAATGAAAAATATAGTTTTGAAAAGAAATTAACATATTTAGAGATTGGAATGGACAATCTCTGCAACATGGCTTGTGATGGTTGCAATTCCGAGTTCAGCACTCAATGGATGGCAATCGAAAAAGAAAAATATGGTAAGCCATTGCACGGACATTTAAAAGTTGCAGATATAAACAAAATTCCAGAGTCTGTAGAAAAAATATTATTTTTAGGAGGGGAGCCGTTGCTGACTGACAAACACTTATCTCTGTTAAAAACACACCCACAACCTAATAAATGTCATGTTGTTTACAACACTAACACAAGTATTATACCTAACAAAAATTGCACAGATGTATGGAGTAATTTTGCTAAAGTAAGTTTTATTGCAAGTATTGACGGATACAAAGAGGCTAATGAAAAAGTCCGCAAAGGCAGTGATTGGAAACAAACAGTAAACTTTTTAGAGTGGACTATTAACAACAGTTATGATTTACAGATTAATTCTGTAATACATAAAAATAATTTATTTGAAATGTTTAAATTAGAAAAATTTATAAAAAACTATACTCCGAATTGGTATGTAAATGTTTTAACATATCCTTTTGAATTAGATATAAAAAACACACCCAATTCGGAATTAGAAAAATTTAAATTAAAGTTGGAAAAAAGTAATATTCCTAACAAAGAATTTATTACCAATCACATAAATTAGTAAACTTCTGCTTCGTTCTTTTCTTGTAAATCGCCTGCTCTATTACCATGTACAATTAGTTCAGGATCACAATCCATACAGAAGTTAAACATACGGATTTTTAAATCATAAGAATAATTTACTTCTTCTGCCATAGCATCTGTCAATTTTGCATCTAGTTTTGCTCTTAATGAATCTACAGATTCGCTAAACTGGAACATTTTATTTGCGCCAGGCAGTTTGTTGAGGTCAATACGTGTGCTTAGTTCAAGTAAATCGCCGTGCATAGCGTATGCATGAGCTAGAGCCTGCATTGTGTCATTAATGTCATCTTCAACAAGATGTTTAATTCTTTTTTGCATATCAGTAGTTGATCTGCTTGGCTGTGGCATTGTTTTTTTGCCTAGCATGCCCTTCCAAATTTCTTCAAAATCGTCACGAACATGTTCGTATCTTTTCAATGCTTCCATACCACTGAAAATACCCAATGGCTCAAGCCAATCTTCAATAGCATCGTATCTACCTAGTTGTTCCCAAAGATATATTGCATATCTTTCGTCTGTTATTTGACCGCTAAGTAATTTTTGATAAAAAGGGTGACTTTCTACCTCTTGTAATTTTTTAGCAGTTAGTGATCTCAAGTTTGACATATTACCATCCTTACATTAATATTATTTATCAAAATTATGGACGCCAACCATCGTCTGAAAACCCCTGTTGGTTCCTATTTACCCATCCTATTTTACTTAAAACAATAGGATTTTGGTCTTGTAAAATATGCATATATTTATCAACCAGCTGTATTGCTTTATCATTTAAATGATCTACACCTAAATACGGTAATACATGCTGTTCTACATATTTTTTATGCTCATTAGGCAAAGGGTGAGTCTCTGGCAATAGATGGCTATTATATTTTTCTCCGACGTCTGGAATACTCTTTGGTCTGCTTGCAAAAAACTCATCAGTAGTAGAAAAATTCAATGCATTTAGTATTGGTTCTACATCTAGTTTTATGTTATTTTCATATACAGATAGTATTTTTCCTAAGTTATCTATCGTTAAAAGAGTATTTTCTTTAAATTCATCATACACTTCATATGTTTCCGTAAATTTTCTAAAACCTGTGAAAAGAACCTTACAGCCTGTAGCTTGAAGAGCTAATCTAGCACTTGATATCATTGCACAGTCACGCATTGTGCAATGTAAAAAATCTGCCCATTGCAATTCATCTTCATAATCAAAGTTATTAAGTGAAAACTTGGAAGTTTTTAGCCTAGCCATGTCGAACCCGCCTGGACAATACCACCCATTGTCTTCATGATATCTGTCTTCTCTAAACATGCTTGTCCATTGCACTAAAACAATATCATCTGATGTAAATTTGTGCAGTGTATTTGCTTCAAATATTTTTGTAAAAATATACTGATTGCCAGCGCCGCTCTTACCCCAATTCAAAGTTTCGTATCCTAATTCTTTGTAGTGTGCTAGAACAATATCAGCCCATGTAGGATAAAAATACTGTGTCAAACTACATCCAAACGCAAATATTCTCATTATTTTAAAATCCAATCATTTGAATTAGTATTCCAATCAGGCACCGGGTAATAACCATCTGGTAATTTATACAATTTTTCTTGCCAATATTCTGCAAAATCCTTATGTTTTTTACTCAGCTCTATATCTAGTCTAGGTGCAAGTATGTTTTCAACATAAGAATAATGTTCTAAAGGTAAAGGATGATCTTCAATTACCCATTCTAAAGGACTGCTTTCGTGTCTATATTTAGGTCTAGTGTTATCATTCTCTATCCATTGCTCAGATAAAAAGTTTTGTATCGCACAAACATTAGGTTCTAACCAAGTTTTATATTTTTTAAGAAAGTAGTTTAGGTCTGTTATGTCTAGTAAGTCATTATCACTATAGGGATCAATTACGTGAGTGCTTATAACTTTTGCTCCTGTATTTTTTAATCCTTCTAATGTGCTTGTAATTATCATACAGTCTCTATACAGAAAATGTGCAACGTCCTTCCATTGATTTTCATTAGTAAAAGTAAAATTATTTATTGTTGCTGGTGCTGAAAATTTATTATGAAATATGCTTCCTGGACAATGCCATCCTTTACCATTAATATACCTATCATCTCGGAAGAAATTACTCCAACATATAACAATAATATCATTTTTTGTAAAATTTTTGTTTGCGTGTTGCTCCCATATTCTACTTGATATTAATTGATTACCACTTCCAGTTCTTCCGTTGTTGAATCCTTCTACGTTGTTATCCTTAAAATACTCAATTAAAATATCTGCCCAAGTAGGATATTGATATTTGGTAAAACTACAACCGAAAGCATAAAAATTAGCCATCATGACTCCTAATCATCTCTAGTATTTCTTTGTGTTTCACAAACTTACCTGTTTTTAAAAGATTGTCAAAGTCGAGCATCTTATTTTTACAATATTTTTGTATATTGTCAGGAAATGCCATAAACTGTTTTGACAAACTTTTTTGATCAAGTAGTCCTAAACTGTACGCTACTATGAAAAAGTTTTTTGCTAAGAACAACACACTGTCGCTACCTAATGTGCAGTCGTTGTTGACCGGCATCCTGTGTTTCCACATGTCTAGTTTGTGACTTAGACTCGGAGTGAGTGGTAATGTTTTCACATGCTTCCAAAATTCTGTATCATTTCTGCCTCCTAAATAATGTAGTTGAACAAAATCTAAAATATTTTCCATAATTGCTGTTGTTTCATTATTATACTGATCTATGTTGGATTGATTATAACCAAAAATTTTGTTAGCAAGTAAAAAACTTTGTTGTATACTCGTGCCTATACTAGTTGCCTCTAGCGGCTCAACAAAATTTGCACTGAGTCCTATTGCACATACATTTTTTATCCACGGATTTTTAAGACATCCCGGTTCAAACTCAATTTTTTTCTTTACTTCAACAGTATGTCCTAGAAATTTTTCTACTTCTGCTTTTGCATCATGTTCATTTATAAAGTGCTTATCATAAATGTATCCGTTGCCCTTCCTACCCCATACAGGAATACGAAACATCCACCCTGCATCCATCGCTCGTGCCAAAGTATAACTCGGATAGTCATTATTTTCAGTTGGAAATACTATTGCTGTATTCAAAGGTAAGTGTTCTTTATAACTTTTCCATTTTGCCCCCATTTTGCTTATCAATAGTCTTTTAAATCCTGTAGAGTCTACGTAAAAATCATAATTGTGTATAGATTTTCCCTGTAGGTAATTTATTGACCCGTCTTCGTTGTAAAAGATATTATCTATTTCATCATCATATATTTTTATACCCTTTGATGTAGCAAAGTCTGTCAAAAATTCATTCAATTTTTGTGTATTGAAATGATATTGGCTTACTGGCGACTCTGTTATATTTTTTTCTTGCTCAGGAAGAAGAGAAACTAAACTATTCCAGTTTGGTGAAAGGACTAGGTCCTTTGGTTTTACATTCTTTGCCCCTAAATAACTATACATTATTGATATGTCGAAAAAATTGTCTGTAAAATAATGTTCAACGCTATGCAAGTAATCTTCTTCACACCAATTTTCAAACATTATACCTGTTTTATATGTTGCATCACATTTTTTAATAATATCTTTGTGTGATATCCCAACATATTCCATAAAACTTTGCCAATGTTCTGTGGTTCCTTCACCTACGCCAATAGTGCCTATCTTAGATGAACGTATAATATCTATAATCATCTTAGGATACGTTTGTTTTAAGATTAATGCTGCGACAAACCCTGCTGTGCCGCCTCCGACTACTGCTATCTTCATGATAATATTTATAGACCCAACCAGTTCTTCGTAAACAGGTGTGATTGACTTGTAAATAACTGTATGCAAACAGTCCCTTTATTTGATCATAGCCTTTATGCAATAGAATTTGAGAACCATAAAGAAAACAAAGAAAAAGCTCTAAAGGTTATACACGATATTTCACAAAAAAGCATAAATTGCAATAATATGCATCATGCTCAAGTGCATCAAACAGTTCCTGGCCTTCAAATGAATAATGCTTTTAAGTATGTTGTAAAATCTCAAGGCTTAGGACAATTTGCACAACAGATGCATAGAAATATAGGTCTTCCAGCAGAAAGAGATTTACAAGTTGTCAATATGTGTGCTTATATTGTTCCTCCCGGGGCACAATTAAAGATGCACGATCAGTATGGCTTTTATTCTGCAAATTATTTTATACATTCTCCTGCAAATTCAGGAATGTTTATCATAGATTCTAATATACACTGTAGATTTTTTGAATTAGTAGGAGTCACCGAGCAAAACGAATGGAATTCACACACTAGAGCTTTCAATATGCCAGAAAGCGGCTGTTATATTGTGCCAAGTCATCTAAAAGTTGGAACTACTACGAACAATAGCGATGATACTGCTGTAATTTTACAATTTGTACTAGACGTTGTTGAAAAATAATGAAAATATTTGTTCTAAAAAACACAAATTCATATATTGCTTACGAATGTTGTAAAGCATTTAAATCTTTGTCAAAAAAACAAAAAGAATTTAGTGTAATATTTGATAAAGTATATGAATTTGTCTATCACGTCCCAGAACTAGTAGGAAAGATACACAGTTCTGAGGATCATAATATTTCTAAAATGTTTTTTAATAATGAAACTGTGTTAATTGATTTTTCTATAGATTGGTTTTTGTGTAATGAAAATCCTATACAATATGCAAAAAATAAAATTTTAGGCGAAGATTATATTACAGATACTATCAACATTAGTGTTAATGACACTGTTATTCAAAAAATAAACAATAAATTGCAAGAATCAAATGTACACAATTATAGTTTTGTGTATTTAGGCGATATTAACAAAAATTTATATAGTAAACTTAAAGATTATTTGTCTGAAAGAGTCAATGTTGTCGAAAAAATTGACGGTTGTACTGATTTAGAATTATATCAGTTAATAAAAAGCTGTGATTGTGCTATCGTTCCTACTGGTATAGAACAAAGTATAGCCGATGACCTTGGTAAAACTAATTTTGTGGTAGTAGAACAGGCTAATCCATACATTGCAAACAATAATTCATATGTTTTTGATCCTTTTAAGAACGATTTCTATAAAACTATTCCTAATTATTTTTCTACAGATAGCAAACATACTTTACAAGCCAATAATCAATTTCTATCTGATCCAAAAATATTAGATTTGTTAATTAAAGAATTATTCGATTGCTTTGATAATATTGAGTTGCCTTATGTTAATTTTGATGAAACCAATATAGCAATCGACTTACCAAAAACATAGGCTCTGCTTGATTGTAAAGTTCAGTATATCTTCTGTAATTATGTTCTAATATAGGCGTAATGTCCTGATACAATCGTTTCATTTCTTGTAAGTTAAGTTGATTGAGCTTGTTAACTTGCTCTAATGCCATTTGTAAACGTCTATCGTTGTTTAGTTCTTTGTCATATGATTCATCTATGATACTATCAAACGTAAAGAATCCGTGTTCTCTTAGAGTTTGCAAAGTATTTGGCAGTCCTATTACAATAAAAGGATGGTGATAAGCAAAACATTTTACAACTTTTTCAGTAAACTGTATTTGATCTTTAGCAGCAAAATCTCCTTCAGTGACAATACTCCAATAACTGTCATCAAAATAATTTTCTAAAGCTGGTAAATGACATGCAAATGCTTTGTATTGATGTTCTTGTACATCTAGTATCAAAGGAAGATGCTTTTTAAGTCTTTCTTTAGACTCTTTTGTAAGCACAGTTCTGCGTAAATCTTCGTCTTGGTATTTTTCTACTGAAGGATTTTGTGTGAAATTTTTATTATCTAATAAAGCTGAATATTCTCCTAAAAAACAACTTGCATGAGTGTGTTTTAAAATATCTTTTTCAATAAGATAGTCTATTGTTCTTAATCTATGTACTCTTTCCTGTCTATTTACACACAAAAATTTCTTACTTCTTAATTTTTTGTTAATAGTATGATTAAGAAATTGTGTTTCTATACCGTCATACACAGGCAAATGCAAATGAATATTCAAATAATGAAATTTACCTTTTTCTACTTTCTGTTGTAATTTTTTATTAGAACTTAGAATCATATAATCAGTTATTTTTTTGTTATTTTTACAAAGGTCTGTAAATTTTTCAATAAATTCGTTATCTATTAATCCCTCATAACAATCATCAATTACAATATAGAATTCATTTGCTTTTACATTGGGTAGTGTTTCTGCAATAAGTTCTAAAGTTTGTGTATTATTACCTACATATTCCATAAACAACACAATTTTATCATGATGCTTGCTAGAATCATCCATTCCTAAACTTCTAAATTTGATAATATCATCAAAATGTTGTTTGACTAGATTACCAAATATTCTAGATCCACTGTATAATAGTAAAGCAGGATATGTTTTCATTGTATTTTTTCTATCTTATGTTTGACTACTGCTTCTTGTTGCGGTTTTAACAACGGATTAGCAGGACACATTCTACATATTGAGTTTGGTTTGGTAATGTTATTTACAAATTCTACAAGTTCTTCTTCCTTAAAATCTGTACCAAGACCTTTGTATTCTAAATAAGGTTTCCAATCTTCGTCACCAAGTTGGAAAGTTTTTGTTAAATGTGTTTCTAACATACTTATAGGCGGACACTTATATAATCTATTTTTATATATGATAGGATATATATTTGCCGAACAGTTAGCATAACTAGATTGAGGATTATTATCTGTCCAAGGTTTTAAAACTCCGTCTATGTTCTGCCTATAATCATACCAACCGCCTTGCGTAGGATCAGTTGTTTCAAATTCTATATCTTTGTACTTCCACGTACTAGGTCCTGTTTGATACCAATTGAAATTTTTGAATACATATTTTTTAATATTTTTATCAATTATATTTCTTATTTTTGGATCTTGATTATGATAGGTCAAACTAATTTTACAATTACCTAATTCAAGTAGTTTATCTATTAGTTTGGGACGTTTAGGAAACAGTAAACCATTGGTATATATTTCTACACATGCATGATTAAAACTTTTTCTTGCCATTTGAATGATCCTGTAAATGTATGGGTGTAATAAAGGTTCACCTCCTATCAAAGTTAAATTATCAGGATCAAGATGTTTTGACCAAAAATCCATATTACGTTCAATTTCGGATAAATTTTCAGTCCAATTATGATTATAGTCTATAAATCTGTCACAGCCAGGACAAGCGAGGTCACAGGATGTAGTTATCATCCATTCGAGATATTGTACCCAGTGACCTCTATTGCCATCACGCAAAGTAGTCTTCCCTTGTGCCTTTGCGTTTTGTATCTAGTGTGACACAGTGAAATCCTCCACTTAGTGTACGTGCTTGACGCATAGGCAATCCAATTGATTCTATACCATGTTGATCAAGTACTTTACGTAGCTCGTGTTGATTCTCGTCACAAATAACAAGTTTCTCATTTACACTCATAAAGTTAAGTCCGATGTATTTGCTACATGGAGAAACATTATTTGGTAAATTAGTACCAATGTCGTGTACTTGATCACCTGGAAAGAAAATCTTATCCCAAGATTCAAAAATTGGTGGATACCAATCTGGAGTAATTCTATCACCATTAAACAGTACTAGTCCAGGGCGTAATGGAATTACAGTTGAGTCAAAGTGTGAATAACTATAAAACTTTTCTGCTAGATGAATACGATAACCTAGTGGCTCAAGTATTGTTTTTAACCATTGTCCGCCTAGCAATGTTCCTGAATTACTTACTTGATATAACAAGTCATTACCTAAACGCACTACATTAGGTGCATCAAATACAATTTCCTTGTTAACAAGTGTGGGAATACTAAGATCTTCGAGTTGATAACTTTCATCAAGCAGTCTCGGACGTGGAGCACTAATCCATTGTGATCCGCCTTCCATTGCTTCATATAAAAAATCTCTATATGCAGTAGTTTCATATTGTCTTGCTCTCATGGCGCCAGGGCAATCTATAATTAGATTATCTAATGGCAACAATAAATCTCTTGGACAATATGTGTACCAACCTGTTGTTTTCCAATCAGGTGAGCCAAACTCTACACTGTGATCAATTGACTCAGGGCGTCTTACTTTTACACCTAAGTCAGTTAAAACTTTTGCAAAACCGTCTAAGTCTTCGTTTGCTTCATCAATAACCCACTGTGGGCTAGGACCTTCTAAGTCTTTGATATGTTCATATTTACAATCTGCAAATCCAAAAGAGTGTGTTGATTTATCAACTGTAGGAATACGTGCATGATCTGCAATACCTACAAACACTTCTTCTAATGGATCCCAATCGTTGTGACTACTTACTACTGTCATTTGTTCTCCTATTTGTTAATTTTTTGTCCTATCAAGTCGGAAACTGTGACTCTGTTTACAGTACCACCTCGATTGTTTTCTTTATATTCTTCACCACCTAAACCAAACATTATACAATCTGTTTCAGTAAGATTTAAATCTTTACAAACTTCTTTATATACATATTCATATTTTGTCCAATTATGGTCAACAGAATAATTTTCTATCAAACTATTTGCAATACTTAACGGTATTCTGTTTACCATTTCAACAGAATTGAATACATCAATGCCGTCGTCTTTGTCTTCGCGTTGTAGTCGCAAACCTACACGCAAAAATTCACAACCGTAAAATGCTTTTGAAATTGAAAATGTAATTGTTTCAACAGCTGAAAATTTTGCTAGATCTAAATTAATATTTTTTGTACAAGGAAAATATGCAAAGTCTAATAGCACAGGAATATCCATACCATAACAATTATACAATAGATTCTCCATTGGTAATTGTGTGCCAGCATCACTGAAAGGAACACTTACTATTACAGCATCATTATTATGCAGTCTGCTATCTTCTATATAAGCCCAATCAAAACCATGCTTTAAACAAGCACTGTGGTACATAAATTCGCCCTTATAGAATCTAAAGCGTCTATCCTTATGTTTTAAATAAAAGTGGTCAAATGCTTGTGCGGTACCTGCCACAATTTTTTTATTAGAAAAATCTTCTAAGCCATTTAGATTATTTAATTTACTACTATTAATCCAATTGTAGAAATTTTCTATAAATTCAGATTGTATGTTTTCGTTATAGAGATCTGTTGTTGGATCAAGAGTTTGTATAAACTCTTTTATTGTGTTATCAGGTACAGGTTTAGCGCCACGTAAATTCATTATATACTCCGGTGACCTGCATAGTGTACTTTGTGGTCATGCCCATATTTCCACTTAAATGCGGTTCATCTCTACGTATTATTATAGCATCACCGCGCTTCCAATGCAAGACACTTTTTTCATTTATTTCAAAATAATGCCCGCTTTGCCAGTCTTCTAAGAATATATTAACTCTACAACACTCATATGGATCTATATTATGCACACTTGCAAACTTAAAAAAAGTATCTTCATGATTTGGTAGTGTTTGTCCAGCTGGTTGTTTCATAATACCAACACTGTATCTGGGAAACAGTGTTTTACAAAAATCATGCACACCTTTGTCTACTTCAAAAGCTCTGTAGTACATGCTATTTTGATGATTATACCCTGCTTCTATATATTGTAAATTTTGCTTTTCAAATTCGTCTGCACGATCTAGTATAGTGACGTTGTCCTCAACCAGCCAATTATAATTTTTGTATTCGAAATCAGATAATTTTAAGTTTATTTTGTCCATGGTTTATCGTAAGGTGTCTTTTCTTTTTCATCAAACCAATACAAACTTCTGTGTGGCGGAAATTTATCATCGTGTTGTGCATTGCTTACATAATAAAATAATCTTAGATTTTTTCTACTATATCCTGCAGGAAGTTTCATTGGTTCTGGATAACCATGATATGCAAGATTATCATAACTCCATACAACTAAATTACCAAAACTTGGAACTACTCTACTTATTATACTATTACGATCAGTATCATAAAAATCTAAGTTGCCTCCCCATGATTCCTTCCAGTTTTCATTCAAATATATTATTACACTTAGTCTTCTATGAAGTCTTAATTGTTCATTCCAATTAAAATCAGTATGCACTTTTAGACTATCACCTGAAAATGCTTTTGCATAACCTGCACCTACTAAATGTGGATCCGGTATTAGATCAACTGTGTCTGTGACTTCTTGCAACCATTTCAAAAAAGTAGAACTGTGCATTGTACTTACAACTTCGTCTTGAATAGGAGTGTTATCCACGTTGTTGTATTCATACATACAACTACCTTTCCTAGTAAACTTTTTACAGTCTTTTAAAGGTATATTATCAAGTTCTTCTGCCATTTGCTTGACTACATCACCTGGTAAAAAATTAGGTATTTCTAATTTACTATATCCTGGATGACTTCTGTATTGTCTTTGCAATTCAAAAGTATTTGAAAAGTTATTTTTTATTCTATCTAATATTTGTTTTTTAAGTTGCATCAGTTCTTCAACGTCACTAATTTATCTATTTCAGGCAAGTACAAGTACTCTATATCACTGTTGTACAAAGTTCTGATTGCATCATCTAAAGATTCAACTAGAGGCTCTCCACCTAAGTTAAAACTTGTGTTAAACACAATAGGTATATTAGTTTGTTTATAGAACTCTTTGATCAAATTATAATAGTTTTTGTTTTGTTTTTCAGTGACAGTTTGTATTCTGCAACTACCATCAACGTGGATTATACTAGGTATTTTTTCTTCTACACCTTCTTGACAATTGACTGCATACATCATATGCGGTGTCTCATCCATGCCACGCAGATCAAACCATTCATGAGCATGATCAAGTAGAATTGTACCAGCAAATGGTCTGAAGTATTCTCTACGCTTTACTCTGTTTACCCAATCCTTGCCATCTTCAAATGATGGGTCAAACAGCAAACTTCTATTGCCAAGTGCTCTGGGTCCTGCTTCTGCTTTGCCCTGGAATAATGCAACAATATTTTTTTCACGCAACAGTTTAACTATGTCTTTGTCTTGTGCATCTTGAATATGTGCATCGTATTTTTCTACTAGATTTTCTACATTATCATATTTAGGTTCGAAACCCAAATATAAACTATCTGCGTAATCGTATTTTTTTGTATTTCTTGTGACCACGTGATGATAAAATAGTGCTGCACCCATAGCTGTACCTGCATCTGAACTTATAGGTTCTACATAAAGTTTTATACCTTGCTCGTTGAGTTTGTCTAAATAGTAGTAATTTGCAACACAGTTCAGTCCGTATCCGCCACTGAGAACTACATTTTTATTTCCTGTCATTTCAACAGCTTTAAAAATTAATCTCAAAACTTCTTCTTGGCTGTCTTGTTGTATTCTGTATGCTAAATCTCTTCTGTTATCTAGCATTGTCACATCGTTGCCATCAGCAAAAAAGTCATCTGGTGTTTCTAATTCTGCATAGTTGTTTCCGTTTATAAGTGCACCGTTAGGATATTGTGGTATAACCATATTTCTATTGCTGGTACGCCATAACTTACCGCCATAGTCTGAGAAAAATTTTGGAATATTTGGATTTTCTTTACCATATGGTGATAGACCCATAGTCTTGCCTGCTTCAATAAAACTAAATCCACAATAATCTGTCACTGCTTCATAAGATTTTACAATACCAGCTGTATCATCTATGCACACTTCGTGTTTGCCAGGTTCGCCATACTTAGCACTGTCCATTAACATTTTGACGCCAGGTATAGGATCTCTTGCACCTTGATGCTTGTACAAAGTCACAATGTTATCTGGATATTCACATGAAAAAATACTTTCTAATTCCCATGTCATAACTTGATTGTTATTTACAGCAATAGGAATAAATGTTCCAGCACCATCTACAATAACTGCTGTAGCACTTTCAAATCCTGATCTATAAAATGCACATGCTGCATGTAGTTTGTGATGCACTGAGCTTAAATCTATCACTTGTGGATGCTCATCATGATCATGAACATGTTGATCAATCAATCCTAGTTTACGTGCTAGGCCAGTATACATATTATCATATGTAAAGTCAATTCGTCCTGCATCATCAACTGGAGTTGTGTGTGCAATAACAAGATAGTCTAACTTGTCTGTGTAATCTAAAATTTTTGTCATAGCAGCCAATGGACCGCCATCGTATTTTCTTCTACTTAGTCTTTCTTCTTCTATACTAAAAACTACTTCACCATCTTTGAGCAAACATACTCCACCGTTGTGACCTCTAGTTATACCTGCTATCCACAAACTCATATTAACCTCCTTGGTGTCCGCATGCTGTTTGCTGTGGCGGTGTAAATTGTGCTACTTTACCACTAAACTTTGTTGTTTTACCTAAACGTTTTTTTACTTTTTCAAGTATTAATTTTTTTGTTTCTTCTGTTAATTCCATAACTTCGTCATTTAATCTATCTTGTAATTCTTCACCTGATATTCTAATAGGACTGTAAGTTCTTTTTCCTTCTCCGACATCAATAATATCAAAATCTTTATCTTCAGGATAAGATATATTAATTGGAAATGTTGAACCTATAACTGCTGTTGCAGTTGTTCCTACAGCTTTTGCCATATGCTGACCTACACTATCACATCCAACAAAATGATCAGCTATTTCTATTATTGCACTCCAAATTCTAATATTAGGTATCTGTGGCACTGCAACTGGATGTTTAACTTGTTCACCTTCTTTGTGAAATCCCACAGGAAATTCACTCATTACAATTACTGCATATTCTTTTTTTAATTCATTAACTAATTCTATTGTATCATTTAAAGTAAGACTACGTGATGTACCGTCAATAACAAAATCTGGTCTATTTTCTGCTGTTCTACCAAACGGCTGTACAACTACTATTTTGTCGAAACCAGTGGCATTTTTTACTTCTTGTATAACTTGATGTGCTTCAACTATTTCGTGTTTGTTGTGATAAATTTTTGGAAATGATACTTCTCTTAAACCTTTGTCACTGATTGCAATATCAAATGCTTGTGCTAGGCTTGCTTGTTGATTATAATATTCCCATACTCTGTAAGGCTCTGGTGCTACACAGTTTCTATTTTTAATAAATTGTTCAAAAAGATCTTTGTGCCATACATCATATGCACGTTTATGCAGAGTAGGATGTCCTTTATAAAAATCCATTCCTCCTTCACACACAATGATAAAATCATCCTGCGGATTTTCTTTTTCATATAATTCAAATGCAGGAATAGAACATAATGTTCTACCAGCGCCACCGTTCATAAAAAATGCTGTTGATCTTTCCAAATTTATCTCCTAATATGCTTTAAGTATAACACCTAAAACATTAATATGCAAGATATTTATTGGTTGTTTTTTTGGTTAGAAGCAGTACTGGCTTACATATCTTCTTCGTGAGAGTTATCTAACCAAATTTCAGACATAGCTGCTTGTTCATCTATCTCTGCATCAGTTGGATCTGGCTCTCTTGGAAGCATTTGTCCTGCAAAAAATGGTGGAAAGTCTGCTAGTGCAGTTGGTGCTTCACGTAGCAATCTTTTGTATTCTTCCCATTCAGCAACAATTTCAGCAGGCATAGTTTGATCGACTCTGCCGTCTGTATGTGCTAGTTCTTTGTCTCTAATTATTCTAAAGTGATCCCATGTCACTTTAGATATATCAATACCTTCAACAGTACTCCACGTTCTTACTGGAAGAATAAATTCTTCTTTTTCAAAGTCCCATTTGACATTAAATTCATCGTAAATATCTCTAGGATGAAATTCTGCAGGTACTTCAATGTCTTGATAACCAGGAGGTGCTTTATAAAGAGTTTTCCAGCCTCTATTCTGCATGAATTCTCTATCATCTTCACGGCCTACATCATTGCAAATTTCACACACCAGTGGGTAATCTCTAGCACTAATAGTCATGCGCATAATATCTTCACCAACAGGTCTTTCTAGTTCTTCAGGTGTGACTAGACACCAGCCTCTTTCTTCGCCGGTTTCTCTGTCAATCTCAATAGTTATGTATTCAGGACCCCTATAAGTGTATGTTCCTGTTTTACCTTCAGAAAAATCATCAGTGTACCATTCATTTGGAACTGCATATGTAAATTCTATTTCTATGTTGGCCATATTTTTTTGTCTCCTAAGTATTTATCATTAACTGAACGTAATTTTAACTATTCCAGAGCCGCCCATGCCCATTCCACCTGCACAGCAAATCTGTGCATCTGAATCATAACAAGCACTAACTCCGCTTTGTCCTCCGCCACTTGGCCAGTTCACATAACATCCGCACATACAAGTAGTATCTCCAGGTCCTGCTCCGTGTTGTCCTCCCCAGAACGGTGCCTGTCCTGTGTAAACTGTTTTGTGCATACAGTGATGATATCCTTGACCAAATCTACCACCTACTGACCCCATTATACCAAAGTCTGCTCCATATATACCACAAATACCGCAGTTTGCACACTGAGCACTGTTAGTTGTTGGTCCCCAAGCATCACCATTACACATCCAGCCTGGACATCCTCCGTGTGTACAGAAATTACTTAAATTATATCCGTTTACATATGAACGACAGCCCATTCCGCCTGTGCAGTTGTGTCTTTTTTCACAACGATAACTTCCGCCAGCACAAACTGTGTATGTACATCCCGGTGTTGTTGACACAGTTTTAATTGCATAGTTGCCGCCTGCACCACCAATTGAGTGTGTACAACAACCACAACAAGTATTTCCAGTACCGCCACCGCCACCTGACCATATCTCAAAAGTCACTTTTGATGTGTTTGCAGGTACAGTCCATTGGCAACACTGACCACATGCTTGACAACAACAATCGCCATTATTAGCGCATGCTCCACATGCCTGTGCTCTATTACTTTTTACCCATAATACTCCGTAATTGTTTCCTGCACCAAATTGTAAAGATGCATCACTGAAAACATTGTTAGGTATTTGATCTGCATTTAATTTTTTATAACTGTCGTATGTTGCCATAATTATTCCTAACTAAACGTCACCCTTACTATTCCACTACCGCCTTGAGTACCGCCTGCACAACATTTTGCAGCATCACCGCAGTATGTTGAAGATCCGCTTGCGCCGCCGCCGGCAGGCCAATTTAAATAACAGCCACAGGAACACCAATATTCATTGGTCATGTTTGAATGATATTTTCCTATATACGGTGCGGCACCGCCTCTTTGATAGTCTGCACCTTGACACTTACAGCCAGAGTGTGCTAGTTTAAATCCTGTAGATCCCATTGCACCAAAATCTGCACCATATACACCGCAAATATTACAGTTGGCGCATGTCTGCATAAAAGCATAACCGTTGTCGTCACCATTACACATGTGTCCGCCACAGCCACCTACTACACAGAAGTTTGATAAATTATATCCGTTTACATAACTTTTACAGCCTTGTCCTCCTGTACAGTTGTGTCGCTTATTACATCTATATGTGCCACCTGCACAAATTGTATATTGACAACCAGGACATGTGCTTACTGTTTTAACAGCATATCCTCCGCCAGCGCCTCCAACTGAATAAGAACAACAGTTTGAACAGGTCATTCCTGCTCCACCACCGCCACCTGACCAAATTTCAAATTGAACTTTAGATACGTAATTAGGCACTGTCCATTGACAACAAAAACCACATGCTTGACAACAGCAACCGCCATTGTTAGCACATTCACCACACGCTTGGGCTCTATTGCTTTTTACCCAAAAACTGCAAAACTTATTTCCAACACCTGCTTGCAACATATCTGATGTAATACCATTGTCGGGTAATTGTGCTTCTGTAATTTTTTTATAACTTCCGTATGTTGCCATTATTTTTTCCTACGCAAAGGTCACCTTAACAATTCCAGATCCGCCTTGTCCTTGTCCTCTTGCACAACACATAGCTGGATCACCACAGTAGTTTGATTCTCCTGAAGAACCTCCACCACTTGGCCAATTTATATAACAACCACAAGCACACCATGCTTGGGTCACAACTGTTGTAAACATTTTACCAATCATTGCTCCTGAACCTGTCCAACTGGTTCTACCATGACAATAACACATTGAAGATCCTGTCATATTTCCTACAGTTCCTAAGAAACCAAAGTCAGCACCATAAACACCACAGATATTACAGTTAGCACAGTTTTTCTGCTGACGTTGTCCCCATTCATCACCTTCAACACAAGCTAATCCGCCACAGCCACCTACTACACAGAAGTTTGATAAATTATATCCGTT